CACCATCAACAACCAGATCAGCGACGGCAGCTTCCCCATCGCCACCTACCGCGCCCACGGCAAACGCTGGGCCGACTTCCAGGACGTGGACGCCTACCTCGAACAGTGCCGCGAAGCGGCGGTGGTGGGGGCGTGATGGCGCGCGACTGTGAGCACGGCCAACTGGCCCGCGTCTGTGACCGATGCGAAGACGCGCGAAAGATTGCCGAACTTCGTGTGCGTGTGATGTTTCTGGAGTCGATGTGTGAGGCCGGTGCCGCCAGCGAACAGAAGTGGATCGACTGGCTGGTGGCTCAGGGCCTGCTGCACTTCTACCCCATGTGCCAGCGCCCCGACCGCACCAACGGCCCCGCCTGGGTGCTGCGCAAACCCGCCAGCGTCTGGGGCGATTCCTGCGAAGCCTGGAGCCCAGACACGGCTGCAGGGGCGCTGCGGGCGTTTTTGGGGTCCGCATGATGTGGCGCATCCTCCACCGCCTCTTTGGCTGGGACTACGTGGCCTGGCGGAACTCCGTAGACCAGGGCATCGCCCGCGTGAATGTCGATGGCATGGGCCGGGTTTACTACTGGCGTTACAAGAGCACCAGGCTGGCAGACTTCATCACGGAGCCTGAGCGCGTCATATGGCTGACGTGCGGGCCTGAGAAGTACCTACGTAGTGAACCAATCCTCAGGACAAACTAAAGGGAAAACACCATGTTGGCATTGATTCTGTTTGCGATAGCGGCTGCAAATGTGGCGATAGCTATGTCATCAACTAGCGCCGTCGCCATCAATTGGGCGCTGGCGGTGTTCTTCTTTGGCGTAGGAATCTATTGCTCCATCATCGGCCGGAGGTAGTGGATGGGATGGGCCAACTTCAATGACGAGCAGGACAACAGCCACTACAGGAGGCACCCATGACCCTAGCTGACTTTCTCATCCTTGCCGCCGTGGTGGTTTACGCCGTGCACTTCGCCGTGGCTTGGCGCTGCTGGCGCGAATACAAGGCCCGGAAAGCCGACCAACTCATGTTTCTCACGCACACCCCGCAGGCTTATCAGCCGGGCAAGGTGCACAACGGCAACGTTGTTACGCGGCTTGTGCAGGTAGCCCCGACGGCCCTGGTGGACGGCGGCCTGGCGCCGTGCTGGAAGGTCTACGGGAAGCCGCGCGATGGCTCGCCTACTCCGCTTCAGTCGGCCGATGCAAATCCTCCGGCCTGAACGACTGCCCGCGAACACATCGGCTGAACATGGACCGGGATCGCATGTGCGCAGACCACGGCATCGCAGGCGCGTGAGGGAAACGAAATGAGCTACACCAGAACCAACACCAGCCCCTTCAAGCCCCGGCTTCCTCAAAGCCCGAGCGAGCTGCAGCGGCTGCGCCAACTCAACAACCCCAGGAACGAGCCCGTGGGGCACCATACGGGCCGCTGCGCGCACTGCGGAAGCAGCAACCTGTGGGATGACAATCTGGCCTACGGCTGCAACGCCTGCGGCGCCATGCTGGGCGGTAACCGATGAGCTTCTCCCAAACCTTCAACGAGATTTGGTCTCGCATCTTTCGGCGCACCTACTGCAAGCCTCGGCTCAAGAAGGTCCGCGGGTTTTGGAGGTGCCAATCAGCGGACAGACCAGAGACGAAAGGCTTTACTCCAGCCAGTGCCTATGGCGCCTGGAGGAACCTGCGTGATGAGGGCCCGTGGGAACCGCCGCGCGGTATTGAGCCTGCCCGGCCATGGCCGCGGGCACGATGCCGCACGAGCGAACCTGTAAGCAAAACTGATGAGTTGCCGGCCGGTGTTGGTCGGGTTGATTGAAAGGAAAAGACGATGGAGCCGCTTGCACCAATGTTCACGCTAGACGCCGAAGGGGAAGTCACCGTCGAGTTTCCAGATTTTCCGCGACACACGGTGCTTCGCTCAGCAGATATAGAACGCCTCGCAAACGCGCTCTGGAAAATTGCTTCTGAAGCGCCTGGCATAGGCGAGCACTTGCGCAATAGAGGGCTGAAGCGCACCCGTCGCCTTTACCAGGTGCAGCCAGCATGGACGGACAGCCTTCCAAGAATGCGAATCGAATCAATCCCCGGAACCGACCCGACAGAGCCGCGCGTGCTTTGGGCGGCCTATTCCACGCTCCATGCTGGCTGGTGTGTCTGGCGCGGCGTTCAGGGCGCTATGGACAGCGTCCTGGTGGCGGGGCCGTTCAAGACCCGCGATGAGGCCGATGCCCTTCTTGGGCCCGCCTTGCCTACTGCCCTTCCTCATCCCGGTGAAGATCCTCCGGCCTGAGGTTCGTGTACCTCCGCAGGTGCCGCCAGTCCTTGTGCCCCGTTACCAGCGCCACCTGCTGCACCTGATACCCGGCCTCGAACAGGCGCGAGGTGCCGTCGTGCCTCAAATCGTGAAAGTGCAGATCCGGGATGGCCAGCGCCTGGCACGCCCAGCGGAAATACTTGCTCAGCGTCTGCTCGTGCAGCGGGAAGATCAGCTCGCCGTCGCCGCGGGGCTGGCGCTGTAGCAGGGGCCAGGCGTCGCCCAGCAACGGGATCCATTCGTCGTTGCCGGCCTTGCGCCGGGGGTGCTTGCGGTCGCGCACCAGCACCAGGCGCTTGGTGGCGTCCACATCGGCCCAGCGCAGGCGCACGATTTCACCGCGGCGCATGGCCGTCAGCACCGCAAAGCGCACCACATCGGCATACACCGGCCCGTGCTGCGCGTGCAGGTGGGCCACCAGGCGCTGCAGCTCGTCCTCAGTCGGCCGGCGCTCGCGCTTGCCGCCACCGCCGATCAGCCCCAGGTGCGAAAGCAGCGGGCGGGCCTGGCCCACCACATCGGGCAGCGTCACCTTGCGGGCCAGGGCCGCGTAGCGCAGCACCGTGCCCAGCTTGCCGATATCCATGTTGCAGGTGTAGGGCCCGGCGCCGTCGTCTCGACGCGCTGAGCAGTAGCCCACCAGATCCTGCGCGGTCAGCCGCAGCGCATCACGCGCGCCCAGGTGGCGCGCCAGGTGCTTGAGCGTGTAGTGCTCGGTGGAGGCATCAGAGATCGGCCGCGCCTGGTCGCGCAAGTCCCGGTAGGCCTGGATCAGGTCAGCCACCAGCACCACCCGCCCCGACGCCGCCCCCGCCACCGGCCCGGCCGGCATGCTGCCGTCGCGCTGGCGGTCGATGTCTGCCTCAAGCTGCCGCGCCCAGCGCTCAGCCGCCGCCTTGGTGGTGAACGTGCGCGTGTAGGATGGATGCCCCCGACGCCGAACCTGCGCCCGCCACTTGCCCTTGACCTCGATGATGCTCGCCACACCCGCCCCTTGATTCGCCGAAGTGCTACCGGATGCAAACGGTAGCACTCGGGGAGTGAAAGCGGGTGATTGTGGGGGGTGTTTGCGGGAAGTCTGTGCGGGTGGAGGCGTGGTAGGCTTGGGGGGGGCCCGCCGTAGTTCAATGGGGGGAATGTCTTGTTTGCTTTGGGTAATGTGCTATCATAGTGCTACCGTAGCAAATTCAAGTAGCACATGGCCTCGATACTCAACGTCAAAGGGCGCTGGCGCGCTCACATCCGCAAGGTCAACCACAAGGTTTGCCGAACCTTCGACACCGAGGAGGAAGCTCGTCTTTGGGCAGCCGAAGAAGAGGAGCGCATCACCAGCCTGGTCAATGGCTACGAGGGAAACCCGTTCAAAGGCGCCTCGGCTTATCGAATTGCCGGGGTCTACATCCTGCTCATAGGCAAGGAGGTTCGTTACGTTGGACGGTCAACTCACATCTATCGGCGCTTAAACGATCACGATCGCAAGGCTATGGAGTGGGATAGGTTCCAGATCTGGCCAATGCGCGATTCAATCCGCGCAGCGGATCTTGAGCAGCAGTTGATTCGTAGGTTCAAACCACCGCTCAACGTGGCGCACAACGTGCCGGCCAAGCAGATTCGCAAACGTAAAGGCCGATCTAGAACCAACTTCACTGCACCCAACCATGGCGCGCATCTGCCGGCTCCTCCTTGGGATGGGATTCCCGCGCAACAGCCGGATGATTAAGTGCGTCAGCGGTTTGCAGGTTGGGCTTCCACCAGCGCCTGATAGGCGCGCTCGCACGCGGTGCCGGCGGTGCCGCGTGCATCCGCTACCGCAGCAAGCTCTCGACCAGCCGCCTCCAGCCGTCCGAGCACGTCGGCGAGCACAGCGGCGGGGCTGGGGGTTGGTGGGCTGCTGGGGGTAGGGGCGGGGCCTGGGGGGGTGGGGGCGGGGCAGGCGGCAGTGGCGGCAAGCTCGGCGGCGCGTTGGCGCAGGCCGTCACCAGCGATGCCAGCAGCAGCAGCAGCAGCAGCGGTGCGGCGGGCTTGGTCTTGGGCTTCAAGGGCAATCTCCTGGTGCTTGTTGATCCATGCTTGCTCGATGCTGCGGTAGGCGGCGGCTGCGCTGGCGCTGGCGGCCACGGCCTGGGCGCGGTCTTCGGCGGCTTGGCGGCGCTGGGCCTGGATCTCGGTGCGCAGATCGGCGGCGGTGAGCTGCGCGCGCTGCAGACGCCAGGTTTGCACGCCGGCCAGGGCCAGGGCCACCAGGATGCAAGCCAGCAGGGCGCGGGTCACGGGCGGCCTTCGCACATGGCGCGCTCGGCTTCGCGGCGCTTGGGCAGGCCGCCGCAGCGGTGGGCGGGGTCGCGGCAGTCTTTGCCCTGGAAGTAGACCCAGCGGTCGAACTCGGCGCAGGCTTGGGCGTGCTGGCCGGCGTTGTGCAGGCGCACCATGGTGCTGCGGCACACGGCATCGGCGCCCACGTTGTAGGCCAGGCTGACCAGGCTGTCGAACTCGCCCTGCGTGAGCGGCGCGGTGACGCAGCGGTGCAGCGCGGTTTCGCCTTTGCGCACTTCGCGCAGGGTGAGGGCCAGGGCCTGGGGTGGGCGGATGGTGTCCCCGATCTGCACGGGCGATCCGTCAGGCCGCCAGGTGCTGCCGAAGCCGTAGGTGGGGCGGTCAGTGGGCAGGGGGCGGACGGCTTGGTCGGTATAGCCCTCGTCCTGCGTCAGCGCCACCAGGCCCGCGGCGCTGAGGGTAAGGGCTGCGACCAGGATTCGAGGGTGTTTCATGCCGGGCGGGCCTGCGTGTCAGATGTGGTCGCCGCTGGGGTCCAGCGGGTCGAGCAGGGGCTCGAAGAAGCGCACCACGGACAGGCGCCAGCCGGTGCTGCTGCGGTTGTGGCGTTTCATCCTGGCCGTGACGGTGGTTTCGCGCGGGAGTTCCAGGAAGACGATGGTCATGACGAAGACGTTGCACAGCACGTCGAGCGTGTAGCCGAGCAGCAAGGTCGGGTAGCCGAAGGCGTAACCCAAGGGGGTGAGCTTGCCCATGTCACGCACGCGCTTGATGTTCATGACCGCACAGTAAAAGACGTACAGGGCGTAGGTGATGCCCAGGGCGGTGGCGAGGTAGAGCAGCAGGATGGTCATGCGGCCTCCAGGGCGTCCACCCTGTCCATCAGGGCGTCGATGAGTGCTTGTTGCTCTTGGATGGCCTTGCACAGAATTGGCACCACCGAGTCGTACTTGACAACAAACCGAGAACCGGCAGGGCTGACGTTGCCGTCTCCATGCACCATCTCTTGCATCGAGCCGTCTGGAATTGCCGACACCAGATGCCCAAAGCCTTTTGCCAACAGGTCTTGAGCAATGAAGCCGGTGTCTTCAATACCCGATTCTTTCCACGTGAACTGGAATGCATCAACTTCGTTCACGAAAGCCAAGCCGCTTGGAATCGGCTTGATGTTGCTCTTCAGGCGGACATCTGAAATAGAGTAGATGGCGGCACCAGCAATAGAGTGCGACGCCTGAATAGACGCGTTAATGTTCTGCGCCCCAAATGCGGTAGTCCAGGCGGCATTACCCACCGCTCCAGCAAAGTTAACGCCGGTGTTCCAAACTACATTGCCGTTGACTGTGAGCGTTGCATTTGCCGTCGTCGTGCCAAGCAGCAAGTTACCAGAGGTGTCAAGGGTCATCCTCGTCGCTGAACCGGTGACATCCCTGAATTCAAGGTTGCTGTTGCCAGAACTGGCTCCTGCCCCAATCAGCCAGTTTCTGGTGGCGTTGCTTGTGAAATAACCGCTGCCGGTTGAAGCGTTTGAGCTTCTAACCTGCACGTAGGTTGAACCGGTTCCGGATACGTCCAGTTTTGCCCCCGGCGAACTCGTCCCGATGCCGAGGTTGCCGGAGGAGTCGAGGCGCATGCTTTCAGCGCCGTTGTTGCTCCAGGCAAGCGCGTTTGCTGCTGGCAGGTACATGCCGTTGCCGGTGGCCGAGCCACCCGTGGGAATCAGCTTGGTGGCTGAAAACGTGCCGGCTAAAGTGACGTTTCCACCACCTGGAAAACTGAAGTTCTCCAGATTTGTCAGATAGGGCTCAACATAAGCCAGCAATCCGGCGTATTTGACCGGGTAGTCAGTGGCGCCGAGGGTGATGCTGAAGGTGGAAAGGTTGGCCATTCAAACCTCGATCATTTCGAATTTCTGAGCCCACCGGTTGGGCACCGGCAGGGTGTTGGGCGCGGCCTGGCTGAACTTGACCAGCATGCTGTGGTCACGCTCCAGCTCGGCGCCGGCCAGGGGGTAGATGCTGATGAACAGCTCGCGGTGCAGGCCGCTGCTGCGGGCCAGGTCCAGCCAGAGGGCGCGCTCGGATACGTCCAGCAGGCCCAGGTCAAACGAGAGGCGGCGGAAGCTGGCTCGGCGGTCTGTGCGGACGCTGCCGCCCAGGGTGCGGCGCTGCTCGCTGTTGGTGTCCCACGTCAGCGCCAGGCCGTATTCGGCGTTGTAGAAGGGCGTGAGGTACCGGCCGATGATGAGGCGGCTGGCCTGCAGGTAGCCGGCGGGGTTGAGGGTGTCCACCAGTTCCAGGCGGAAGCTCAGGGCGAAGACCTCTGAGAACCAGAGCACATAGAAGGGCTGCTGCCAGTCTGCAAAGACGCCAGAGCCCCAGGGCTCTATGCCCCAGGCGAAAGAGCCCCAGCCCGTCACCGTCAGCGGCGTGAGCGTGGTGCTGTCATACACCACCGTGCCGGTCTGGTTGACCCCGGCGTACAGGCGCAGGCGCCAGGTGGCCGTGCCGGTGAGGTTGTGGCCGTACAGCACCAGGGCGCTGCACAGGGTGCTGCCGCTGAAGTTGCCGTTGATGGTCTTCGTGCCGGTGGCGTTGGTGGTGCGGGCCACGCGGGCGCGGCCTTCCACCTGCAGATTCGTCACGGGCAGCGTGGCGGCGAAGTCTGCGCTGGTGAGCGTGGCCGCGTCCACGGCGTTGGATGAAATGACGCGCAGGTTGGGCATCAGACAAACACCTCAAGTTCAATGCGCCCGCCGGTGAGGCTTTCGCGCAGGCCTACCACGCGGGCCAGGGTGCCGTTGTTCAGGCCGAAGCGCCCGAGGTTGAGCGCCAGCACGTCACCCAGCTTGACTTGCTGCGCGGCGGTGAAGCCGGCCAGGCGGTACACGTAGCGCAGGGTGTTGTAGAGGGCGGCCTGGCGCGTGGCCTCGGTGTTGGCGGCGGTGGCGTCCAGCAGGGCGGTGGGCTGCAGGTCTTCGTCGATGGCCAGCAGATGGCCCGTCAGGGTGTTGGTGGCCTTGGCCACGAGGTAGGCGGTCTGCAGGCGCTCGCGCTGGGCTTCGGTCAGCGTCACGGCGCCGCTGGTGCTGGTGGACCAGAACCGGGCGTAGCCCAGGCGCACGCTTTTGGCGGGCAGGATGCGGCGCACGAGCTGCACGCTGTTCTCTTCCACGT